GTGACTTCAGAACCACTTGGACTTTGTACAACGGTTGTGAAAGACCAGAGTACGCAACTGATGCCGATAGTACCGGTAACCTTGGCGAATGTTGGAAGTCTGCGTATATGACTAAGGACAACGCGTATGCATTTGAACTTGACATTAATTCATTTGTTGATGTTGACTATTCGAAACCTGCTCACATAAAGTTTACCGTTCACTTCCTGCCATTGACGGGGAAGGAATTTACACTTGAGATTTACGCTAATTTGAATACAAAGAAAATTAGTTTAACACCTTTCGCTTAAATAACTGTGGGCGTGATTAAGTTTGCGCCCATTTTTTTTAACTTAACAATATGAGAAAAATAAACGAAACACACCTTGTCATTTTCATATCAGTTGTCCTGCTGACTATCTTTTTTATCTTGCTATCCAATCGAAAGCCTAAAGATTTGTCACCACTAGAAATCGAAATTCAGAAACTGGAGAAGAAACTTGAAAAGCAGGAGCGAATGATTCACGATGCTCTGATTGACATCAAGATGATGCGCGATACCGTCTACTTTTACGAATCTAAAAAGCCTATAATCACTAACAATTATTTCAAAAATGAGAAAGTTATACTCACTAGCAACGATAGTATTAATGCTATCATTCGTGAATCAAATCAACGCGAGTTCGAGCGCAGATACTTTAAGGGTAGATACGCTCCAATTAAATAAAGACCAAGCATTCAATCTTTGCTACTACTCCCTCGAATATTGGTGGGAGTACGCGAAGATTCAAGATTCAATATTGATCCACAAGAACTCAATCATTGAAAAGTATGTGGAGATTACGGGCATCCAGTCGCAGAAAAATGAAGACTTAAAAAACATTTACAACTTGAAGAAACAAGTTGAGATGGATGAACAAGCTAAAGTCTTGAATGATGAGATTGATAGAAAAAAGAAATGGCGAAAGCGGACATTTATTGTGTCGGCAATCGCCATTCTGGAAGGTGCAATAATTTATCTTATCGTATCAATTTAACCCCATCAACTGCTCATTCTCACTTATCAATTCGAAGTCATAAAAGTACGCTTCGCTGCCTTCAAGTGACACGATGTATATTATCATTTGCTTCCTGATGATATAGCCAGTTACAAAGCGTAACCGACTGTCAACATCTGACCGACAGTAGACAATATCGCCAATGCGATAGCGCACTTTCAAGTTCAGATCTATCATCATAATATTTGCCCTTCGTGTATTCTGAAATTCTGCACGTTAAAACCTTCCTTACCACGCTTAGTAACAACCGCGAACCCGTGATTGTACTTTGCGAATGGTGCATATTCAGGTGTTAATTCACTAAGACATCCAACGCTCCAACACGTAGTCAACTTTCCGTTAATATCCTTCTCAGTATGCTCAGATGTTTGGTGTGAATGTCCACAGATTGCGCTTGATTTAGCCCTCATATAAAGACCTCGCGCCACGTTCACGGGAGAGAATGTAGACTTCCCAAATTCGTGACCGTGTACCACCGCTAAAGAGTTAATACGTGCCAACTGTTTGCCGTGTATTATATCGATTCCAAACTTGTCAAAGCCTAGTAGATTGCTCAACTCGAAATCTTCAATACCATCTAGCGCACTTGCATTCTTTCTGATGTATCTTTCGTATCGTTCCTCGTGATTGCCCATCTTCGCATAGATTCTAGCCTTTGGAAATTTGAAACGCAGGAATGAAAAGAATTGTTTAGTAAGCTGAATCTCTGATCTAAATGAACGCTTTGTTCTGTCCTTTTCAAAACTACTTATCTCATAGCAATCGATAAAGTCACCGCCCAACACAACAGTATCGCAGCCGCTTTTCACTCCGTAGTCAATTGCCAAGTGTAATGCTTTAATATCGTGATAGGGAATATGCACATCGAACAACATTAAAACTTTCTTGCCTTCAATTTCTATGATTGTTTTTTCTTTTGTGTCTGACTGCGGCAGATGATGAGCCACTGGTATTGATTCATCAAATTGTTTAGGACGATTCTTGGACGTAACGTGTCTGTGATACTTAGATGAAATATTGCCAACGGTAGTATTGTACTTCTTAGCAATTCTAATCCTAAAAGCAGTTAATGTTTCGCCATCTTTCTTAGTTTCAATCTTGAAAATCTCATCCCATTTTGGTGCGTTCTTCATTGTGAATCATTTAAGTTATTAAGAAAAAAGAAAAGGAGCGACTGCTCCCCTTAGATATTTTTATATTCTGCTTTAGCATTAAAACAAGGACAAGCTTTAGCCACATTTGGAAAGTCTTTATGACCTTGTATAACCGCATTTGGGAACATTGTCTTCAATGCTTTCAATCTAGTCATCAGTTGTCTTTTCTGCGCATCAGTTCTGTTGTCTATTGGCTTACCTAACTTATCCACGCCACCGATATAGCAGATGTTTATGATTGACTTATTCCAACCTTTCACACCGTTAGACGGCTGAGCAATAGTCAGCAGCTGCGTTTCTTTGCCATCAGCTTCAATGATGTAGTGATAGCCCGGTGACTTCCATCCCAACTTCTCCTTCCAATAGCGTTGGATAGCTTCAATCTTTGCATCTTGTCCAGTTGCTGAACAGTGAACGACTATGTGTGTTATTGTTCTCATTCGTTTTCTATTTGGAATTGTCCTTTTTCATCAAACGATTTCAGCCTTTTCAGAATCCACTTTGGGAGCAGGTCAGGCTTTATAGCACCAATGTTCTCAATGATAGAAATTGCTTCACGAACTAAAAGAGCCGCATAGCATAGTTCTTCTACCCACAAAAATAGTGACTTAGTTATTTCGTTGGTACTGAAATTCGTAAGATTGTGGACAACTATCAAGAAGAACGCATAGAGTACACTTTTGATAATCATACCACCGAACCTTGAACTACTCAAAACGTGATACTTCCAAGCCTTCCAGATACCGAGTACCGTATCTATAAATATCATTATCACAAGATAAATCAAAAAAGACCAATCATCGAACACATACGTGTTGAAGAATGCAGCCATACTGCTCCAACTAATAGCTATAAGCAGCGGCATTTTCATTTTCAGTAAATCAAGATATGGATAAAATATGGATAGCGAATCATCTCTCATAACATCAGTCTTTTTTCTTGTCTGCTATGAACTTTTTAAGTTTGGCTTCCACTTGTTTTCTAAGTGCTTTGCCACGTGTCTTCTTACCTCCACCATTTGCAGTCGTAGTTGTTGTCATATGGATATTTGTTTCTAGTTGATAAACTATTGCCCGTGCTAAACACCATCTTACCACGCCCGTAAACATTCTTTACTGGCTGCGTTTCTGGAAATGTACTTGACGAGTATTCAGGGAATAAATTATTGTTGTGACAAAGATAGTCAACCATTTTCTTAGTATAGTGCAAAGCCTTTCCACGTGCGTCATCAATCAATCTATCCAGTTCACTTTGCGCTATCACTTCAGAATCTTCTGATGTGCGTTTTACCAATGATCCATTATCGTTTCGATAGTACATAGCAGGTAGTAACTCTACCATCACGAACCACACAAGAGCCTTCCTGATGTAATCATTTCGAAGTGTCAAGTACACACCAGTAATAGATGAATCTGCGCTATCATCTTTGATTTTATTCCACAAATCAGAGCCTAAGTATTGCTCCATATGTAAGTCTTGCGCCACGTAGATAGCTTGGTAGATTCGGTTAGAATCAACTGCTCCGTTTACGTTAGTATATTTCTTGACGAAGTTTTCGTCTATGATACAAATCTCTGCCATTAGTCTATGTTTTTAAGTGAGCCGCGATTCGGAGTGTTTATTGGTCTTATTGATTCTTTGCCTTTTGGCACTAAGAAATCTAAGCCGCTATCCTTTACACGCTCGTCATTTTTCAATCCTTTATTAGGTAGGAATTTACCGTCTTTTCTTTTTCTAAAATAGATTCTTCTAAGCCAAGAATGGTGACAATATGCGCCACCTTTCCAAGTGAATATGTCGTAACTCGTTTGCCCTTCTGGAGCAAATGTACCGTTAACTTCTTTTTCACTCATATTCACTATGTCCTCATATCTGAACACCACACCTCTCGCGCTATCTCCTACCATTTGCTTACAGAACTTGCGAGAATTTGCGCTAATGTTTTCAGAGTATTTGTATCTTAATTTATATAATCCACTATCTCTATCACTCGCCTCATTCGCATTAGCATAAGAACCATATGCCATATTAACATTTTTGAGTCCTTTGAAATATTCAAGTTCGTCAGCACTGCCTCCTGCTTCTTCTTCGCTCATCAACTCCCATTCTTCTTCATCTACTATCTCACCAAGTTCACTCAACTTATTTAGCCACTTATCTTCTTCTTCAACGGTGAACTCTGGTGCTTCCTTCGTGCAGCACGTTTCAGTTGCTACTTTTTTTTTTAGGTGAATCGATAACTCTGCCGCTATTGGATTGAAAAAAGATGTTACAACTTCACTTGGCAATCCTATAAATTCAGTTAAGAAGATAGATGCTTGTTGTTCTGTCAACTTACCTTCCTGCAC